CTGCTTTACGACCAACATCAGCAATCATCATTGCACCCTGACTATCTCCAGCTTGAGACAGCATCTGCACACCTCTTGCAATAGATGTAGGATCAGAATAGTTAATCTGTCCTGAAATCTGTTGTCTAGCAGTAATACGAGCTAGTTCAGGGTCTTCACCACCTAAACCACGACCAATAGCACCACCAAGCATGTTAGCGCCACGACCAATGGCATAGTTTGCCTGTTGGAAAGGGCTAAGTTGAGCATATTGAAGTGCTTGTTGATCAGCCCTAGCCTGTTGGCTTTGCTGATACATCTCAGGTGTAATGCCGAATAGAGATTGAACAATATCTGCCATGATTTACTCCTTAAGTCCAATAGTCTGGGTTAGCATATTCACCCCTTGCGTATGGGTTTCCTGCGGGGAAAGCAGCAATATCAGCAGTGGGGTTATATGGTCCAAACTTTTTAGCAAGTGCATTAGTAAAGGCGCTATTTTGTGAAAGACCTGTTAATGCAGTTGCAAAAGGGTTGTAGGCATTAGCCGCATAGTTGCTTTGAGCCGCACCCATACCACCTTGGAGCAGGGCTTGACCGCCAGCAGGATTAGCCACTTTAGCACCGATACCAGAACCAATATCCAAAGACTGTTGTCCAAGAGATTCAAGTCCTGTAGCACCTTGCAGATAGGCTTGGTAAGGACTTAGAGCCGCTACCTGACCTTGATAACCTTGAGTTAACAAGTTACCACCAGTACCAAACAAACCTGCTCCAAAGGCTACTTGCTGTTGACCAGCTTGCATTGCTTGTGAAGCCAATTGAGCATCTTGTTGAGCAAGGGCGTTGTAATAGGCTTCTGTCTCAGGATTAGAAGCACCTAAACCACCCGCACCACTTGGTCTAGCACCAGTAGCACCAACAGACAAACCACCACGACCAGTGTTAAACAATTGGTTCTGTAGTTGTCCATATTGACGCTCACGACTAGGGGCTAACAACTCTTGTTGTTGAGCCATGTATTGCTGTGCCGCCTCTTGTGGAGACTGAGCAAGATACTGTTGACCTAAACCAAACAAGCCTTGAGCCGCACCTTGTAGTGGCGCGAACTGTTGTTGTGCTTGTTCAGCTTGGGAAAGACCGCCACCAGCCAAACCCATGAACCTGTCTTGATAAGCACGAAGGGTGGGGTCTAAGGTGTAACTAGCACCAGAAACACGACCATCAGGCCCAGTCTGGAATTGCGACTGACCAAAACGTGTAGTAACTCCTACTGGTCGGAAACGCGCTTCTTCAGCCGCAAGTTGCGCGGCTCTAGTTTGCGCGTCGGCTTGAATCTGTGCGGCCTTCTTAGCAGAACGACCACCCAACAAACCACCAACTAAAGATGCTCCCGCTGCTATAAATGGCATATCAAACTCCAATCAAAATATCGTCCACTTTTGACGGGTCTTTCTCGTCAGTGGCGTGAATACAAAACCAAACACAATCCGTAAGCGCCTTAACACCATGTGTTAAACCTGCCTTGATCTCAATGCAAGCTGGCGCATCAATAACTTCTACTTCCTCACCCTTCATCACCGCTACCTTACCCTTTGCCAATATAGACAAATGGCTAAAGTCATGCGTATGCTTCAGAATGGCTGTACCTGCCGAAAATGCGGTTTCCTTGGCATACAAACCATCACTGAAGTGGTGTGAAATCATGCTGTACGCTTCCACATCGCAACAGTAATGTATGGCTGAAGGTTAAGGTTAGTACCGCTTGTTCCACTATTGTCAGTTGATCCTGAGATAGTGTGATCGTGACTACCAGCAGACTGAGAAAGCGGAACATCAGCACTACTACCATCGGTATCACAGAAAGTATCTGTGTTAAAACCAGAAGTTGTTGTTACACCAAATTGTTGCTTGTTGGTTGTGCAATCTAATGGATAGTCAACAGCGTGTTGGTGTCCAGCATGATTGCTTGTAGTACCAGAGTAAGTGTGATTGTGTTGGACAAGGATTGCATCTTTGCTACCACCTGTCTCTTCCAATGTATCAAACAAAGCATCACTGGCGTTCAAGCCAACCATCACTCGACCTGCACCAAATGCTGTCCAAGTACCAAAGCCTAACAATGTCGCAGGGTTAGTCGATACACCTGCATTGATATAGATTGAGCCAACAGGATACAAGGCTTGTTTAACAGCAGTAATTGCCGCATCAGTGTATGCAGTAGTCGCAAGTGCAGTACTGTTGTTACCAGCACTCTGAGTTGTTCCTGTTGTTCCAGTAGGCAATACTGGAGAACCAGTGAATGTTGGAGATGCTAAATCAGCCTTGGTCGCAATAGCAGTAGAGATATTGACAAACTCAGTATTGATCTCAGTACCTTTGACAATCTTGAGTGGATCGCCAGAAGAAAGTGCATCCTTTGTGGCAAAATTGGTTGATTGTGTATAGTTTGACAATTTAATCTCCTAGTTTCATATTTTCAATCACGACATTTTCCCGTCTTTTGATTGAATCTCAATTCGCTGTATAGACAAAGGCGAACCATTGATGTTTGACTCGTATCCAGTTTGAACAATTTTACCGCTACCACTAGCTTGTACTACCAAGGTCTGCAAAGCAACACCCTCAGAATATTGTGCAACCACTGTAGCGTTAGCCCCATATTCAGCAATCCCATACTCAGAAATACCTTGTACTGGAATATAAGCATTGGCAGACAAGTAATTCGTAGTAAAGTCAAAGCCCCACTTCATCGTGACAAACTGGTTTGTTCCACCAATCACAACCACTTTCAAACGCTTCAACAAGGAAGTGACATTCGCATTTCCAAGGTCTGCATGATTGGTGTAGTACTGCATCCTGTAAGAAGATGTATGGTCTTGATAAGTGCTGTACTTACCAACATACCCATTCTTGCCAATCAACAAATCACCATTTCTGCGTGATAACAAAGCAGTAGGCTCAATAGAGTTCCAACTAGTGATCCTGAAAGAACCATCTTGTAATTGACCTCTTGTATCAAAGCAGTAAACCTCTTTAACACTAGGCAAGGTCAACAAGTAAAAGGCTTCTGTCTCTGAGTAAACAGTCTTGATATTGGCAGGTGTCTCACTGGCAATAATTGCCATGAAATCACTTCTAATATTCTTAGACAAGTCTCCAATAGGAGCAGACTTCTCAATGATCGTTCTGGCAAATGATCTAACACCTGAGTTAGACAAGAATAGAACATCCTTACCAGTACTCTGAATAGAATCCCTAGCAATACATCCAATACCGCCTACAGTGTCCTGTAGAGACATCGTAGTAGGAGTAGTAGCATTGGCATAGACAAGAATCTGACGCTTACCAAAGATGATCAAGAAGCCATTGTGAGCAGCCAAACCTGTAATCTCATCAGCACCATTCGACCATACTCTGTCAATGTTCAAACTTCCTGCTGTTCCTGTACTCCAGATATGACCGGCTAACAGGTCAGAGAAGTAAACAGTTACATTGTCTGTAGAAGTATCTGCAACCCACAAACGACCAAAAGCAGAGATAGCAATGTTCGCAGAAGGAACAGTCCCTACATAACCTGTTTTCTCAGTAATTCTGCGATAAGTAGATGTACTTACAGCAGGGTCAAACACCAATGGATCATGACCAACTTGGAAGAAATAAGTAATCCCATTGAGTGAAGCACATGACCAATTACTCGCAGTAATCGTAGGAGCAGTACCACCCCCCCCATAGGTCAACTCAGAAACAGCATTAGAGCCATCTAACTTGAATAACTTATTGTTTCCAGCAAACAGAACTGTCAAAGTGCCATCAGATTGGACTAACTCATGGATAACACCAACATCGTTAGCACCAAGGTTTCCAGAAGATGAATTAACCCTTGCCCAACCCTTACGAGAACCAATACGACCATACTGATCAATGATGCAGTTTGTTGCAACCAAAGCAAAGCCAGAAGCCAAATCTAATGGCGAGTCTTGAGTATTCAACCCAAAAAAGCCTGGTGCTGAGATACTGGCTGTTTGGAGTGCTTGGCTCATATTGCTACAAACTCCTGAGCCTCTGGATAGCGTGTGCCTTCCAAAGCAATGTAATCAGAAAGCATAGAACGATACAGTTGATATGCTTCAGAGGAATTCAATCCACCATCTTCTCCACGCTCAACCAAGGCTCTAGCATAGGCATTCTGAACAACCAGAACATCAGGAACTAAGACAGAAGTGCTGTCAGAAGAGAGAGTTGCTTGTGGAATAGTCAAAGCAAAAGGAATATTGTATACGCCATCAGGACGGGCATAGAGAACTACTTTGGTGTCTCCACTACCATCAACACCATCAAAAGCGTAGAACTCAGGAATACCACTGATAGCGGGTACTAAGTTCTGATAACGATTCATTTGCACGAAACTTACATTCTGCAAACCAACATTCGCTGTGGTATTCAAAGCATCCATCACTTGAAACTTCTGACCAGCACCTGTCATCGAATAGATGTAAGTACCGGCAGTAGTGGTGATAGTCACTGTTTGACCAAGAACATTCCACGCATAAGCATCTTCAATCTGACGCTTGGCATCATTGACAAACTTGCCAATCAAGGTGGAATAGGATGTCTCCGTTACTGTAGAAACCTGAGTCTCTCGTAAACGGATCAACACATCATTAACTAACTGTAAATAGGTCATGATCTTGATGCTCC